TATGAGTGTTAGCCTATATTAGCATTAAGCAATATAAAAAAGAATCCCTTCAGATATATGAGTTTATATCTGAAGGGATTTCTATTTGCCATTCTGATACTAAAATATGATATAATAAATTGTATAAAATCAATTAGTATTTGGTCATATAAAGGAAATACATATGAATGATCAACATAATATAAACAATAATCAAAATACATATAGAAATGGTCAATCAGGTGATACTTATAGTAACAATACTTATTCTACTGCACCTAATACGCGCGTATTATCCGATGATGAGCGACGAGAATTTGATGGTGTAACTATTGAAGAAGTAGGCGATTCCGTTCATGTAGATTCAACGCCAACCAATATAAATGAAGAGCAACAATATTACAATGAACATAATCAATACGAACCGAAAGTTAAGGTGTATAGCTTTAGTAGTACAAGCTGGCTTAGTCGAATTATATTATTCATTGTTTTAGCGATTATTTTGGCTGCCGTTGTATTCTTTGGCAGTATCATTCTCACTGTCGCATCTGTTGTTATTTTAGTGGGTGCCATTATTTCTATTATATTTAGTCTCTTTTAATGGTATAATACATATATTATAAAATAAAGCTATAGAATACGTTGATAAATAGGGCTCTATAGATTTTCGTCATATAATCGTCAAAAATAATTAACCAAAAATATTTGCCACGTTATCCGCAGCATTTTTTCTCATTTCATCTGAAAAATGGATATATGTTTTAATAACTGTATTTATATTATCTCCAAGTAAACTGGCAACAGTCTGTATGTCTACATTATTACCTAATAATGTAGTAGCGTATGTATGTCTAAACATATGGATTGATTTTCCGGGAAGGAACCGTTGAATCAGTTCATTTAATTGACTGCTTCGACTAGTGCGAAATGGAAATAATCTATCCGATCCGTTATATTGATGCTGTTTTAATAAATTAGAAAGTATAGGCGGAATAGGAATTATACGAATACTATTTTTACTTTTTGGTAATTTAAAGCCATATTTATTACGTTCACATTGCGCCCATTGCTTAGAAATCGATATAGTATTATTGTCAAAGTCTATATCAGACCATTGTAATGCTATAATCTCACCATACCTAGCGCCTGTATATCTTGCTATATTGCATAACAAATAATACGTTGGGTGACTATGTTCAATATTATGTAAAAGCATGTCCATATCTTCTATTGGAATTGTTGTGATTGATCGTGTACTTTGTTTACGATATCTCTTAATGGCGGCACATGGATTATTGCGAATTAACCGATATGGATTGATAGCATAATTAAAAACGGCACGTAGTAATACAATACACAAATTTTTACTTGCCGCTGATTTTGACAAATTAGAAATCAATGTAAAAATATCGGAATGGGTAATATCACGCATTCTTCTGTCATGTAAGGGCTCACAATATTTCTCCATGATATTATTGTAGATCAGTACTGAATTGGCGGATATATTAATCTTTTCCCGAATGTAAATCTGATAAAACTGAATAAGTGTTATATCTTTTAGACTGTCATCAAGTGGATTGGTGACAGTCTTTTTTAATTCCTCAATAATTTTTTGCCCATAAAGTTTTGCTTCTCTTTGAGTAGCAAAACCCTGTTTGGATTTTTGCCTCCATTTTATACCGTCTTTATAGCTGACAATTATTTGGTAATTGCCATCTTTTTTGCGAACCGTCATATTGCATTGCATAGTTACACGTCCTTGCTATTAACCACGTGATAAAAGAATTCCTCATCTATATCTTCATCTAATTCTCTGTCGTGAGCGATCCGTTCTATTAGATTGATATGTTCTTCAGAATGGAAGTCATTATGTTTAATATGTCCTAATTCGTGTAGCACGCTTAATCGTTGAGCATATAGCGGCTTATTTAAATTAACCAGTATTGAATGGCTACCATCTTCATTAAGACGTACTACTGCTGTTTGTGTTTTCTTTAATTGCGTATAAATTAAATTAATAGACATAACCATACCCCTCCCCAATAGAATTAGTCATCGTGACAAAATATATAAGTTTATATCACTAATTAAACTATTAATTTTATAAACAACATCAGATAGTTGTCGTTTTATAGATACTATTTCAGCTGTATTATCATCAATATCATTACTTAGAGAATGTAAATCATCACTAAATGATGCTATTTTACTTTCTATTTCGTCTATACGTTTAGATAACTTATCTGAATCATTATTAAAAGAAATATTAGAAACTGCATTAGAAAGATTATCAACTCTTTGCGTGAGTGTAACAATATAAATACTTTGTGCAATAATAGCAATAATCAATACTATAAATAAGGCTATCTGTTTCTTATTCATTTTATTTCCCCTCACGTTTCTTTAATCCCTCAATTAAATTAACTACAAAATCAATATCATCTTTTGACATGTCTTCAGCTGCATCAAACAACAATCGCATGTCTGGATTATCCTTTAATTTATTGGCGTATTCCGCTACTTCAGGATCTATGTAATACGAATCATTTACATCTGACTTATCTTCAATTAAATCTGATTTCTCAACACCAAAGTAATGAGCCAACTGTTCAATTTTGTTCATTCTAGGCATCTTAGTTCCGTTAACCCATGTTGAAACAGTTGATTTGTTTAATTTCAAATCAGCTACTAAATCCGCTTGTGTCTTTTTGTTTGCTGCTAATAAATTGCTAAGGTTTTGAGCAAACACTCTCTTGTAATTAGAATCCATAATAAGCTCCTATTCTCCTCTCCTGCGTATCTATATATTAATACTTAAAGTAGTAAAATACAATACTATTTTATAAAAAAGTTTACTTTTAGTATTGACATTCTACTTTTAGTAAACTATACTAATAATCAAAGGAAGGAGGGATACATTGAAGCGATTGAAAATTTCTTTAAAAGCGGCGAGAGTCAACGCAAATCTCTCGCAAGAAGAAGTAGCAAGGAAAATGAAGAAATCCAAAGTGACAATCAATAACTGGGAGAATGGAAAAACAGAAATTGATTATGGAAATTTGAATGAATTGTGTCGATTATATTCTGTCACCATGGATGATATTCTTTTGCCTTATTAGTCTACTTTAAGTAGAAAAGGAGAAAAATCATGAAACAGTTTATCAACAAAGAATTTAATGATGCCCTAAACAACAGCTTTTCAACTGTAATGAATGACGAACTTGATTACAAACGGGAGATATGGGGGATAGAAAATATTACTAACTATGGTTGGGAATGTTTTCAGGATGAAGCCATAAATAAGGCTTGTGAAAACGAATCCGATGTGCTTCGTAGACACTACGGAAAGCCGGGTTCTCATCAAAATGTATATGGTCGTTGCTTTAATCCAATTTCTTAATAGGCGGTGGTTTAAATGTTAGTACAAAATCAAAAAGACCTATTAGTAGCCAACAAGATCTATGGAAACACATCAACTGTATTCGGCTGGGCAGGTCGAAATGCTGAGTATGCCGAATACTGGCGAAAGATCATTAAAGATTATTTCGCAAAACGGCATACAAGCACATTATGTAGAAAATCTATCCGCGGCAAAATCAAAGAATGCCGCAAAGCGAATAGAATGGCAAAAGTAGAGTCAAGGATTCCAGTATGGAACCAATAGTCTACACAATAAAAGATGTTGCAGAACTACTCCAATGTAGTGAAAGCAGCGTCAACAATCTTAGGGAACGTGGCATCCTACGTGAAGTAAAAAGGCTCCCGGGCGTCCGCTTTAATAGAAAAGAAATTGAAGCGCTTGTAGGGATTGTAGATGAATACAGTCCACTACAATACAGGAAGTTAGAAAGGGAGCGTGATAGCTTGCTTGAAGAAAACGAAAAACTTAAAAATGCTATAAGAAAAATAACCAGTGATTTACTGGTTATGGTAGGAGGGGAGTTGAAGTTATGATAATTACTGCTTTAAAATTGGCGGCGTTCATATGGATTATTGGATCCATGGGAAGCCTAGAAATCGATAGAATTGGGTTTGTGCAATTCTTATTACAATTCATTACAGGCGGACTTGTTTGGGTGTGTGCCGATGTATATGAAAAAGAAAACGCCCGCTAACCGGCAAGCTAAACGGGCGTAGGTAAATAACACCTATAGAAATTATAACACGGAGAAGAAAAATGCAAAAAAAAATCGAAATTATATTAACACCTAAAGATAATGGTGGTCATGATATGGAATTTATATTAAATAAAGATGAATTTAATGGTAGCGCAATAGAAGTTGCTGCTCTTTTGGTTTCAGCTGCTTATAACTTCGGTTATAAAAATCTTGATACTACGCAATTTATAGCATTTTTAGAAGCTACAAAAGATATGTGTGAAAAGCAAAAAGAACTGGCTCTTATAAATGATTTGCTTAATACATTTGAAAAGGAGAAAACAAATGGAAATTAATTTAACACCTGTTGTTAGTCAAAATGAACAAGTATTCAAGTGGAACAAAGATGAAATCAAATCTTACTTTGAAACACAATTAGAAAAATACAAAGGCCTTGTAGTAACAGAAGAAAACTATAAGGATATGGTAAGTGCTAAAAATGAAATCGTTAAATACAGAACAACACTTGATAAATTCTGTAAAGAGAAAAAACGTGAACTCAAAAGACCAATTGAGTTATTTGAGGAAGAAGTAAACGAAGTGTTGAAAGTTGTTTACGATGCAGAAAAACCACTTGCAGAACAAATCAAATACTTTGATGAAAAAGAGGTACAAGCTAAAACAGAAGCTATCAATAAGTTTATCGAAAAGATGGTTGAGAAATATGGAGTGCGTGAAGAATATGTAAATCAACTTCAACACGATAAACGCTGGTTAAATAAAACGGCAAAGATGAAAGACATTGAAACCTCTATTGAGGGAATGATGATTGAAATTGCAAAGCGCCAACAATCAGACGATGATTACAAAAAAATTTTAGCAGAGAAAAAAGGCATGATTGAGTTTGTTGTAGCTACTTGTAATCAACAATACGAACTAGCAACACCAATTACATTTGATGAATGTTGGAGTGTGGCAAAAGATATGCCATTAGATCAGGCTAGAGAGTTAATTAATGCAAAATTTGCAGAGCGGAACGAAATGGAAGAGGCTTCAAGAGCAAGCATTGTAAATGAAACAGTTGAAGCAATCGAAATAGTAGAAACAAAAGCTGGCTTAACAGTAACTGTTTATGACTTGACCAAAGAGGATGCAAAAGATTTAACTGATTTCTTAGAAATGCGTGGTTACAAGTACAAAGAGGTATAGATGGATAGCAGATATAATGCGGTAAAAACTGTACCGCAATCAGCGTTAAAGATAATTGACTTTGGGAAACTTAAAGGCAAGTATGATATTTCTCCACAATGGAGATGGGAAATATTAACCGAAGTTTATGGTATGTGTGGTGTTGGTTGGTACTTTGACATTGTAGATACAGAACAAGTATTGGTAGAAGCTACTGGCGAAACGATGCTTTATGTAAAAGTAAATCTCTATATAAGAGATGGTGAAGAATGGAGTAAACCAATTCCGGGTTATGGTGGTGATTTCTTAATCTACAAAGATAAAAATGGTTACCACGGAAATGATGAGGCATTTAAGATGGCGGTTACCGATGCATTAGGTACTGCAGCAAAAATGATTGGTGTAGGTGCTGATGTATATCGAGGTTTACAAGATACCAAAATCAATGCAGCGGCAGAAAAGGAAAAGAAAGAAAAAGAATTTGACCCTCACAATGCGTATGCAATCGTGCTAAAGATGGCAAGTGAACATGGGTTAAGTGAAGAACAAGTAGCACACCAATTAACAGAAATGTTTGGTGTTGGTGTGATTGATAACGTTACAAGAGACCAAATGTCTAAACTTTATGACTGGGTAAAAGGCTATGAAGTGGACAACAAGTAATATTGATATACTTCGTAGTCCGCTAGGTGTAATGGTAGTAATACCTGCACCACATGACAATGATCTAGCGAAATTAGATAAAGAAAAAGAATACGTGATTGAAATCAAAAAGAAATCAAAATCACGTAGTATGAACGCTAATGCATATTGCTGGGTTCTATGTCAAAAGATAGCGGAAGTTATGAGTAACCATTCGTATATGTCTAAGGAAGATGTATATAGAAAAGCAATCAAAGATTGCAGTCATTTCACATATGTTCCAGTCCGTGAAGATGCCATAGAAAGATACATTCAAATATGGCAATCACACGGCCTTGGTTGGATAGCCGAAGATGCTGGCGAGTGTAAAAGCATCAAAGGTTATCACAACATCATGTGCTACCACGGATCATCAGTATACACAGTTGCAGAGATGCAAAGGCTTATTGATTGCTTGGTTGATGAGTGTAACCAACTCGGAATAAAACTTGATGATAGCGATTACATTCAATCGTTGGTTAAGGAGTGGGGGAATGAACAAGCGAAAAAGGAATGATGATAAACTCTATAAAATCACAAGGCCGCAAGCTATCGAACGAGATAGTATAGATGGCTATCCATGTTGTGTAATATGTGGCGCACCTGCTACTGAGGTACACCACATATTGCCTAGGGGTAGAGGCGGTACAAGTGAGTTAAAAAACCTAGCATGTTTGTGCAGATATTGCCATGAGAACTTGGCACATGGAGTATTTGCAAAAGAAACCAAATTAAAGCTAGAAACAATCATTGGGGAAAGGATGAAACGATATGAAAAGAATTGATGTTGTTGAATTATATGTGAAGAAACGAATTGAGAAATTAGAACAAACGCAAGGTACATATAAATCACATGATGGTGAAATCATAGAATTAAAAGATGTGCTTGATGTGATTAAGCAAACGCAACCAAAAGTCGAGTATGCAAGTGCTGGTGAAATTATGGAAGTAAAACCACAATATAAAGAAACCGCTTGTGATCACGTTTATGGTAGATAGTACTTATGAGCGAACCTAAACGATACTTTTGGTTGAAGTTGCACAGAGACTTCTTCCAAAGAAAAGAAATTAAACGATTGAGAAAGATTGCAGGTGGTGATACCTATACAATTATCTATCTCAAAATGTTACTACGTTCAATCATGAGTGATGGAAAACTTTACTTTGATGGACTTGAAGATAATTTTGCATCAGAGCTCGCATTAGATCTTGATGAAAAGGAAGAGAATGTACAAATCACTGTACAATACTTACTTAAAAGTGGACTACTTGAAATGTGTTCCGATGAAGAATACTACTTGCCTGATACAAAAGATAGTGCTGGATGCGAAACTGCTGCGGCTAGCAGAATGCGTAAGTTCAGAGCAAAAAAAGAACAATTAGAGTGTAACAATGTTACACCAATGTTACAAAACGGTTACGGAGAGATAGAGAAAGAGTTAGAGATAGAGAAAGAGTTAGAGATAGAGAAAGATAGTAGTGCAAAAAGCACTACAACAAAACGCAAGCGTTTTAAAAAACCCTCTATCTCTGATATTAAACAATACTGTATGGAACGTAACAATAATATAATCGCTGAACAGTTTTATGATTACTATGAAAGTAACGGCTGGAAAGTAGGAAAGAACTCCATGAAAGATTGGAAAGCAGCGGTTAGGACTTGGGAACGTAGCGAATACAGAAAACCTAATTCTAAAAAGAATAGCAAGGAAGATGCAATCAACGTAGTTAATAACTTGATGAATAAGTTAGGGGGTGTAGATACTGAACAACCAACAACAGACCTTGAGAGCGCTATCGATGTTACAGATAGCGTGGTCTACTGATATGCCAGAGCAACGAATGATGTTGTATGTAACAAAGTTATCTGATGTAAATCCAGTTACCCTTGAACAAGCGATAAGCAATCTTATTGATAGATGCAAATTTTTACCAACGATTGCAGAAATTAGAGAGGAGTGTTCCGCATTAAGTGCTTATGTAAATGCACATGAGGAACTGCCAATTGCACAAAGCGAATGGGAAAAAGTGATTAAGGCAGTAGGTGCTTATGGCTTTGAACATGGAAAAGAGCATTTGCAAGGTATAACCTTACAAGCTGCAAATACTATATGGTCTTCATTCAACCCTAGAATGGGAAATGAATATAACGAGGCAAGTTGTAGATCACAATTCATTAGATGCTACGAGCAACTAGTGGAACGTGAAACACGCCGCCAACGGATGGCAAATTCGATTAAAGACAATCACTTGTTACTTAAAGCAAGAGAAAAAGCAGAAAAGGAACGAGCGTTACTGAACGTTGGACATAAGCAAATCGAAATGACTGCAACAGGTAATCTTGTAGAAGTAGCCAAAGAACCAGTTGATGCAACAGAAATAATCAACAAAAGCAAAATATCTGACAAGGGGAAAGAGTTATTAAAACAAGCAATAGGGGGATAGATGAAACAAAAGCCAAAGGAATTTGAAGTGAGTTGTAATGTATCGTTCAATGTTAGCTTTACAGTACTAGCAACTAGCGAGGAACAAGCAAGGGTAAAGATTGATAACCTACTTGAAATTATGCGGAATGAGGCAACAGTCGATTGCCACATTCACGAAGATTATGATGTGTACATTGATGATACAGAGGCATCATTGAATGGAATGTATTACTACTAAGGAGAATTGAATGAATACAGTACAAATTTTAGGTAATTTAGCACGTGATCCAGAAGTGCGTTATACCCAAAGTGGCCGCACGGTGGCAACTTTTACGGTGGCGGCAAGCAATACTTATGTTGATAGCGCAACAAATGAAACAAAAGAACAAACTGCTTTCGTTAATTGCGTTGCATGGGGCAAGCTAGGCGAAGCAGTAGGAAATTACCGAAAAGGAAACCGTTTATTCGTAGAGGGGCGTATTCAAACACGCTCTTATGAAGATAGCAATGGACAAAAGAAATACGTTACGGAAGTAATTGCCGGTTTCGTTGGTCTATCCGCATTGAATGATACGGCAACCGAAAGTAATTTTGATAATTTTGCAGATAATAACGAGAACAATGAAAATGTTCCGTTTTAAAGGGTGGTAACGATGCTAGTAAAAAATGAGAATGAGTGGTGTTGGTGCTTTAAAGGGTACGTAGGTTGGCCGCAAAAAAGCATTGAAGATGCCGTTAATGATTTTGCAAGTACATATCCAGATGATGAAGTACCAAGCGTTAGGGTGGCAAATCCGTATTATTATATTCCGACAGTTAATGCAGATCGAGTTATTGAGGATATTGTGGAAATTGATCTTGACGATGAAATAGCGGAGTGGTCGGAAGATTATCTACTAGATGTGAAACAAGAACATATAGATGAATTACAAGAAGAATTAACAACAGTATTTAGGAAGTGGGAAGAACGTAACGGATATAAAAATACATCTTTTGTGATTTTTGAAACGATTAATCCTTTTGAGTGAGGTGGTAAACATGGTTGAGTTATTAGTTGTAATGAATTGTGGAACAAGTAGATATAAAACAGAAACTTTTAAAGATAGAAAAGCATTTATTGAGGATTTACACAACGTGCAAGCAGGGCATAAAAAGCTGATTTGTTTTACAGATAAACTAGGAAGATATATTGCGGTATCTCCAGCTAATTGCGTTATTGAATGTACTGATTGTTAGTGGTGAGTGATGAAAATACTTGATGCTTGTTGTGGCAGTAGAATGTTTTGGTTCGATAGGGAACACAAAGAAACTGTATATATGGACAAACGAACATTAGATACAACGCTTTGTGATGGTAGGAAGTTAATCGTAAAGCCTGATGTGATCGCAGATTTCCGTAAGATGCCGTTTGAAGATGAGCGTTTTCACTTGGTAGTGTTTGACCCACCTCATTTATTAAAGGTAGGTGATAAATCATTCTTGGCATTAAAATATGGTCGGTTAGAACAAACGTGGCAAGAGGATATAAAGCAAGGCCTATCAGAGTGTTGGCGAGTACTAAAACAAAACGGAATATTAATCTTTAAATGGAACGAAGAACAAATCTCATTGTCCATGGTTAAACCTTTGCTGCCATGCGAACCACTCATTGGCCAACGTAGGGGTAAGACAGTATGGTTAGTGTTTTTTAAGGAGTGAGTATTAAAACATGAATGAATACCAACTTATTAAACAAATAGGTAAATGTCCTAAATGTGGATGCAAGGAGTTTATTGTAAACTCAAAGGTTGATGGTGAAGTTTCTTATTTTGCAAGTCTAGATGGTGAAGAGTGTGATAATTCAGAAATGTATTCAGCGTTAAATTACTACTATGACGAATGGTGCGTTTGCGCAGAGTGTGAAAACAAACTATTTAAATATAAAGATTATTATGCTAGTGGTGATTTTTTGCTTGAATAAAATAACGAAAATAAAGGGTTAATTTTTTAGGAAAAGGAGAAATAAACATGAATAAGATTGTATCAGCTTTATTGGTAGTAGTTATGATTGGTGCGGTAGTTTGGAGTTTTGCGTTTGGTGTGCCAATGTACATGGTATGGCAGCAACAGAAAGCGGGTGAGGCAGAACTTGCGAGAGCGGAACAAAACAGGCAAGTTGCAGTATTAGAGGCTAAGGCAAAACTAGATAGTGCTGAAAGCCTAGCACAAGCGGAAGTAAAACGTGCAGAGGGTACTGCAAAAGCTAATCAAATTATCGGTCAGTCATTGAAAGGTAATGAGGCATACATTCATTGGTTATGGGTTGATACTTTGAAAGATAGTAAAGACCAAATCATTTACATTCCAACAGAGGCTGGTGTGCCTATTACTGAAAGTTTCAGATTAAAAGAAAGTAAATAGAACAATTATGAAAATCGAGTTATTTAATGATAATTTTCAGAATTTTAAAAGATATGGAATACCAAAAGCACAGTTGGTGATTGCTGATATCCCATACAATCTAGGAAACAACGCTTATGCCAGCAATCCTATGTGGTATGTAGACGGTGATAACAAGAATGGTGAAAGCAAAAAAGCTGGTAAAGCATTCTTTAATTCTGATTACAACTTTAACATTGCAGAGTATTTTCACTTTTGTAATAGGTTGTTAAAAAAAGAACCTAAAGAAAGAGGTCAAGCCCCATGTATGATAGTGTTTTGTAGCTATCAGCAACAACCAATGGTAATTGAATATGCAAAAAAACATGGGTTTAAGAATTATATTCCTATCACGTTTAACAAAAATTATAGTGCGCAAGTCTTAAAGGCAAATATGCGTATTGTAGGCGCTACAGAATATGCATTGATTTTGTATCGTGAAAAACTTCCTAAGTTTAATAATAACAAGAAAATGATATTTGATCACTTTGAATGGAAACGTGATAACAAAAACTTAGTACCTAATATCCATCCAACACAAAAACCTGTAAGTGTACTTAAACGATTAATTGAAATCTTCACAGATGAGGGCGATGTTGTGATTGATCCAGTAGCTGGTAGTGGTAGTACATTAAGGGCTGCAATGGAATTAGGGAGAAGTGCATATGGGTTTGAAATCGATAGAAGAATGTACGCTAAAGCAAAAGAAGAAATGTTAAGCGATGTAAAAGTACAAACAAATTTAATGGAATTTGCAGAATAGAAAAGAGAGATAAATATGAATGAATTTCAAGAAAAAGCAATTAATGCAGCAAGAACAGTTTTATTTAATGAGTTTGGGTATAACGCTAATGAAATAGCACCTATGGATATGTATATAGTCTGGTTTTGCAAAACATTACAAAATTGGAAAGCATTGGTAAGCGGTGTACATATCAAAGAGTATATCGAGGTTACATATAACGGAGATAAACAAGAGGTTTATGTTGATGTGTATCAAAAAGCATGTAATCAATACTTAAAAGATGGCGGTGATGATCGTTGCCAATAAACAGTAAACAAAAAGGCGCTAGGGGTGAACGAATGTGGCGTGATGTGTGCAGGTCGCATGGGTTTGATAAAGTACGTAGAACTGCACAATATTGTGGTAATACAGGTGATGCATCGGACTGTGTAGGTTTACCAAACATCCACCAAGAGGTGAAGTTTGTAGAAAACCTTAATGTAAGGAAAGCCTATGAGCAAGCGGAACATGATGCAAAACAAGCAGACAATGGGGATATACCTATAGTCGCATGGAAAAAAAGTAATAAGCCGTGGTTAGTGGTGTTGAGTGCGGATGATTTCTTCCGCATATACAAAGAAAGTGAATGGAGTGAGGAACATGGAACAAATGAAAGTGAAATTGGTTAATGAATACGCACAACTACCAACAAGAGGTAGTAATGATGCAGCTGGGTTAGATTTGTATTGTCCGTTCCACATCAAAGTTCCAGCTGACAGTCAACAGAAAGTACCTTTAGGAGTAGCAGTTGAAATTCCAAAAGGTTGTATGGGGTTACTTGTACCGAGAAGTAGCATGAGTAAAACACCATTAAGATGTGCAAATAGCGTAGGTATTATTGATGCTGATTATCGAGGTGAACTAAGCATTGCATATGAGAATGTATCTTGTAATGACTACACAATATTTAGAGGTGATCGCATCGCACAATTAATTATCGTACCAGTAGCAATGGTTGATGTATTAGAAGTAGACGAATTAACCGCAACAGAAAGAGGCGCTGGCGGTTATGGTAGTACTGGCAAATGATTAAACAAGCGTTAATAGGTGGTGTTTAGCAAACAATGTATAACCCAAAAGAAAAGCGTACGTGCAATATCTCTATTGAGGAGTTATTGGAATTGGGACGTGAACATAAAAGAAAACAAAAGATACATGCTTCAGCACATATAGGAGCATTAATTTATTTAATCGCATTAATAGTATTTGTGGCTTTTAGTATAGCTTTTATATTGTATTGGTTAATTATTGGAGGATAATAAAATGACATGGAATGAATTAATCGATCTGATTGATGAACATCAATTTGGAGAAAGTGATGTTAAATTGCTAACGGCAAATAATGATATTGTTGATGTAATGTGTGTTGCGATTGAAAAAGAATGTGATGATGTAATTTTGATTGGTGAAAGATTATAGAGGATATGGGTGGCAAATAATGTGTAAGAAAGATGTTTTTTTCAATGCATTGTTGATATGTATGATTGTTTGGAGTTTTACATTGTTAATCGGAATGACAATTATGATGTTTAAGCAGTTGTTTTAGTAAAGGATATGGGCGGTGAAATATCCGCCCTATCATGAGAGGTGAGTGGATAGAAAATGTTTAGACGATATGAGAAAAGGGTTAATGAAATTCAAGCTGTGCAATATAACGGCACTAACGTTATGGAAATAGTCGATTTTGTTGGTGATGTAATTGGTATTGATTGGTATGAAAACGCATCATTAGAAATCACAACAGATGATGGAAGAATCGAATGTTTTAAAGGTAATTATATTGTTAAAGATCATAAAGGTAAAATTAAAGTTCATGAGGTAAATGAATTCGAAACGACTTATAGAGAGGTAGAAAATTATGATTAGTGATGAACAGGGAAAGAAATGGCTATTGCAAAAACTATATGATGATGGGTGGAGATATTGTGCATGTCGGTATAATGGAGAGTTATATTTAACCAATGGAATGCCTATGGTGGATATGGAATCAGGTTATATAAATATTTACAGTTGTAATAAATTTGAATATGCTAATTGTTTAAAAAGTATATTTCCTAAAATGAAGGGAAACGAGGTTTTAAATATTGCAAGAGAATTAGGTTTTATTGATTGGTCGGAAGTACCAGTTGATACACCTGTATTAGTTAGCCAAGATAAGGTGGCTTGGAAACCAAGATATTTTGCACGATATACAAATGGAGTTGTGAAAACTTGGTTGTGTGGATGCACATCATGGAGCGTTGATAGTGCCGATGACACGTGCATTTGGAAATATGCAAAACTAGCAGGTGATACCGATGAATGAAATGGTTATTATAAACATTCTACTAGCGATTTACCTTGTAGTTATTTTTAAAATGTCCTATTACTCTTATCGTGAAGCTGCTGCATTAAAACATTTTATGGTTTCTGATGCATATAAAATGCAGTTACAGAAAATAGTTAGATCACAAATACGGGATATGGTGATATGTAGTATTCTGTTTGCATTAAATATTGTTTGTGTGGTGGTCCTATGGTAGAACTTAGCAAAAAGGAATATCGTGAGCTGGCATATAAGTACCTGCATGAGGCAAGTAAAGCAGCATTAAGGATTAAGTCGTTGAAACGTAATATCCAACGCATTAAAAACGATATCACGTCATTACGTGCCGTAAATTATGGTAAAGAACGAGTAGATGGTGGCGAACCATCAGGTATTGAAGATGATATTAACCGGTTACTTGATATGGAAATGAGGTACAAACGTCAAATCCATGAACTACTTACCAAACGTGATGATGCTTGTCATATGATTGATTCACTAACCAATACAGTTGGATCTATTATCCTCATGCAACAATATATCAATGGTATGTCTGCTAAAGGGGCTTATGCATTTGTGGGATATGGCGAATCGCAAGGAAAAGAATATAAGAATTTGGCTCTTCTTGAGTTAGGTTATAAACTCCGCCTAAAATCGGCTTAAATCGGCTAATTCCGACCTTTTAAGCCCCCTATATCTATGATATATTGTAAGTGGAAGAACATGAGTTCATCTCCTAAGCATTTAGAGTACCAAACGCAAAAAGGCGCATCTTAATTGATGTGCCTTTTTTGTTATAGAAAATTATGACACAAATACACTGCATCAAGCACAAATGCTTGAATAATAAAAATGGAATATGTACGGCCAATGAAATATTCTATGATGGCCTATGTCAATCCTATATTACGCATTCAAGCGCTAGTAAAAATTCATGCGGATTATGTGTAAGGAAAAATGGGAAGATGATTCGCAAGGGCGGTAATACATTAAAGTGAGGTGATGATCCATTGCGAGTAAATAGAAAAAACTGGCTAACTGACCCAGATAATTTATTGCGTGCAGAAGGTTGGGCTCGTGATGGCCTTACTGATGAGCAAATAGCAAAAAATATAGGCATTTCGATTAGAACTTTATACGATTGGAAAAAGAGTTCACCGCAGTTTCTGCAGTCCCTTAAAAGAGGGAAAGAAGTTATTGACCTTGAAGTTGAAAACGCATTGCATAAACGTGCTATAGGCTACGAATATGAAGAGAAAACATACGAGAATGGGAAACTCGTTAAAGTTGTAAAGAAACAGCAACCTCCAGATGTTACGGCTCAAATATTCTGGTTAAAAAACCGTAATCCTGAAAAATGGAGAGATACGAAAAATATCGATGTCAAAGGTGAGCTTACGGTGTCTGCTATGGATAAACTGAAAGCTGCACGGGAGAGAGCTAATGGAAAAACATGACGAGTTAATAGAGGCGTTAGGCGCTCTTACGCATGATCCATTAGCGTTTGTATACTTTGCCTATCCTTGGGGTGAGCCGGGGACGCCATTGGAGAATATGGAAGGTCCCGATGAATGGCAAATACAAATCTTAAAAGACATCGGTGAACAATTAAAGAAAGGCAAAGACTTACAAACCGCTATTCAAGAGGCGGTAGCATCCGGCCATGGTATCGGTAAATCAGCACTGATATCATGGCTTATTCATTTTGCAATATCTACTCATGAGAATACTCGTGGCGTAGTTACGGCTAATACAGAAGGTCAATTGCGAACTAAGACATGGCCAGAGCTTAGCAAGTGGCACAATATGTTCATTGCTAAAGATTTATTTACATATACAGCCACAGCTATATTCAGTAGCGATAAAGACTACGAAAAGACATGGCGCATCGACGCCATTCCTTGGAGTAAGAATTCCCCTGAATCATTCGCTGGTCTACATAATCAAGGTAATCGGATATTGGTTCTATTTGATGAAGCCTCTGCTATTGATGATGTTATTTGGGAAGTAACTGAAGGGGCTCTTACAGATGCTAACACTGAAATCATTTGGTGTGCCTTTGGTAATCCTACTCGTAATAGCGGACGGTTCCGTGAATGTTTTAGGAAGTACAGAAAATTCTGGAATACATATCAGATTGATAGTAGAACCGTTAAGATATCTAACAAAGCTAAGATTGAAGAATGGTTAGAGGCTTATGGTGAGGATTCCGACTTCTTCAAAGTACGTGTGCGTGGTGTGTTCCCTTCCGCATCAGATTTACAGTTTATTTCTACTGAAATTGCGGACAAGGCGCAAAAACAATCTTATAAACCGGGAGCATTTGAACATCTGCCGGTAATCATTGGTGTGGATCCTGCGTGGACTGGTTCAGACTCCTTAGAAATAGTCATGCGTCAAGGCTACTATATGAAGTCGCTTGCCTCTATTCCTAAGAATGACGATGATTGGCGGATGGCTCAACTTATCGCTCAGTTCGAGGACGAATACAAAGCAGATGCCGTATTCATCGATATGGGATATGGTACAGGGATATATTCTATCGGTAAGCAATTAGGGCGCAAATGGCGATTGATTGAGTTTGGCGGTAAGAGTAATGACCCTGTATATCTTAATATGAGGGCTTACATGTGGGGACAAATGAAAGAATGGCTCCGTGAGGGTGGTTCTATTCCACCGAATGACCAAGCCCTATATGATGACATTGTAGGTCCAGAGGCTATTATCGATAAAAACGGACACATTCAACTGGAAAGTAAAAAAGATATGAAAGACCGAGGGTTACCATCTCCTAATAAAGGGGATGCATTAGCCTTGACCTTTGCGGCGCGGGTCGTTAAAAAAAGCGAAACAGGAAACAGGATTGTAGCTAATACGAGTTACAATCCTTTTTAATTATTTAGAAAGTGAGGGATTGAAATGTGTATGAAAGGTGCATCTGCTAACTATACACCACCTGCTCCGGCTCCGACTGTTCAAGCGAATATGAGCAATCAGACTGGTGAGGAAATGGCAGAAACTAAACGCAAATTCAAACGTGGCTTTGAATCTACTATTTTAGGACCAACAGGAAGTGGTCAAAAATCAATTTTAGGAGGCTAGCATGGCGGAAATGGAATCTTTACTAGCTAGACAACCTACGGAAGGTGTAAAGCCTGTTAAGCGTGATTATACGAAGTTGAGAAAGAAATTCTCTCAACTATTTAATGCGCAGCAACGATACATTAATAAGTGGAAGCAGTTGCGTGACTATCAGTTGCCGTTCATAGGTCAATTTGACGGTGAGGACGACCAATCAGAACCGTACAACGGTAAAATCCTAAATCCTGTAGCTTGGGAATCTTGTCAGATATTCGCCAGTGGTGTAATGAGTGGTCTTACTCCGCCAAGCCGTAAATGGTTTAAGCTAACCATGGAGAATATCGACGTAGCAGCAAATAGTCAAGTTGCTGAACTATTGGATGAACGAGAGGAAATCTTGTATGCGGTTCTTGCTAAATCCAATTTCTACAGCGTAGTTCATCAAATTTACATGGAATTGCCTATTGGGCAAGCTCCAATGGGTATATTTGCTGACAGTGAATCTGGTGTTCGTTTCACATCGTATCCGATAGGTACCTATGCTATTAGTACAAATAGCAAGGAAATCGTAAATATCTTTGGCCGTAAATACAAAATGACAGTAGATCAGATTGTCGAACAGTTTGGGTATGATAATTGCCCAGATAACATTAAGAATATTTACGACAATGGAAACAGCTTGCAACAATCATTCACAGTCAATTGGTTGGTTGAGCCTAACAAAGACCGCAGGGATAAGTTAGGCCGTCGCAATATGCCATATTCATCCGTCTACTGGGTGGATGGTAGCAATAACGATGAAGTGTTATATCATGGTGGCTTTGAAGAGTGGCCGATTCCTATTGCTCGACATACGTCAATGGACTTGAATGGTTACGGCAAAGGCGCAGCATGGTTTGCTCAGCCAGATTCTCAAATGCTGCAGAAGTTAGAATTTGATTATCTAACAGCTGTCGAGTTAGGTGTTAAACCTCCTATGCAAGCACCATCTGATGTAATTAGTACGGTTAACTTATATCCGGGTGGTATTACAGAGATTGAGGGGCAACATAAAGTTGAGCCAATGTTCGCTGTGCAGTCAAATTTACAAGACATTCAAAATAAGATTGCAGTGACAGAGGATTCAATCAAGCGTGCCTATAGTGCTGATTTATTCTTGATGTTAGACCAAATCGACAAGGGTCAGATGACGGCTCGCGAGGTAATGGAGAGGACTCAAGAGAAACTACAACAATTAGGTCCTGTGGTCGAACGGCTGCTATCTGAATTCTTGAATCCAATTATCGAGCGTGTGTATGCGGTGTTAGATCGTGCCGGTGTATTCCCCCCTGTTGAGGATGAGGAACTCTTAGACCAATTAAATGGTCAAGAGGTGAAGATTGAATATATCTCGCCGTTAGCCCAAGCGCAAAAGATGAGTTCATTGGTAAATATCGAACAGTATTTTGCGTTCATCATGTCTTTGGCGCAGGCTAATCCTAACATCGTTAACAAGTTTAACTTTGAGGAAGCGGCTAATACATACGGTGTTAACTTAGGTGTACCAGCCAAGATTATTCGCTCTGACGACGAATATCAAGAAATCTTAGCACAACAAGCACAAGCACAGGCTGAACAGGAACAGCAACAACAACTTATGCAAGCGGCTCAACTTGCTCCGGGAATGGCGCAAGCGGCCAAGCAAGCAACAGACGCCGCCAATGATGGCAATCCTGCATTACAGCAGTGGCTAGGAATGGACGGTGTTTAGATGAAAACAATTAAAGATTATATGCAAGAGCGAGATATGCAAGCGCTTAACCACGTACTTAGCACAGAGCTAGGTAGGTGGTTTTTTTGTCGCTTGATGGATCGCTCGGGCATATTAAAGCAATCATTCACTGGCAACAGTGAGACATATTTCAACGAAGGAAAGCGCAAGGTAGGGCTGTTATTCCATGGTGACCTAAACAAATTAGGTATTGATGGAGTTAAACAGTACCATCAAGCGCAGCTCGAATATATCGGACAACAAGAATATTTTAATAATTTAGTCGAAAAGGAGAAACAAAATGGCTGAAGAAAATATGGGTGCTAACAATAACATGACTGGCAATGAACCGGGCACGAATCCGGACCAAAATAATAATACGCCACCTACTGAACCACCTGCTAAACCAGATGGTGAAGGTAATAATCCATCTGTACTAGGCGGTGATAATACGCCACCTGCTGAACCAACGGTTTATGACTTCAAGGATGTATTCCCTGAAGGTACTGAACTTGATGAAACTGTATCTGCAGACTTTAGCAAACTGCTTAACCAAGTCGGTGCTACACAGGAACAGGCTGTTGAGCTAGCCAAGTTTGGCAGTCAGTATGCACAGAACATCTTGACTGCTTATCAAGAGCAGCAAGAACAAGCGATCGTTGAAAAACAACAAGCGGATTATGAACACGCCAAAAAGGAATTAGGCGGTAAATTCGATGAAACTGTAGCTCTTGCAGGCAAAGGCATCGAAGCACTAACTAAAGCGGTACCGGAATTACGTCAATTACTTGTTGATAGTCATATCGACAACAACATCAACATGATTAAGGTGTTTGCTGCCGTTGGTGAAATGGTTCAGGAAGACCCGGGTGTGGGCAATTCTAAAGGCAGCCATGAAATTACAACTGAACAACAACTGGCTGAATCTATTTATAGTGACATGAAGAAATAAGGAGAAAAATAAATGGCAATTGGAACATTAAATCCTACTTTGCTCGATGTAGCACAACGTGTAAAAGGTGATGGTCATCTTGATAAAATTGTTGAGATGATGAACCAAACTAATGAAGTTTTAACCGACATGACAATGCTTGAAGGTAACCTTGCAACTGGTAATATGACTACTATTCGTACTGGTTTACCAAAGGCAACTTGGCGTTTATTTAACAGCGGTGTTAACCAAGACAAATCCAAAACAGCACAAATTACAGATGCTTGCGGTATGCTTGAATCTTATGCAGTTGTTGACCGTAAATTGGTAGACATTTCTAACAATGCTGCTGAATTCCGTTTACAAGAAGATCGTGCATTCTTGGAATCTATGAACCAAGAAATGGCGTCTACTTTATTCTATGGTTCTAAATCTGAACCTGAAAAATTTATCGGATTAGCACCACGATACAATGATAAAACGGCTCGCTCCGCAGAAAACCTTATTGATGCAGGCGGTACCGGTAACCAGTTAACTTCCATTTGGCTTTGCGTATGGGGCCCTAATACAATGTATGGCTTCTATCCTAAGGGCGGCAAAGCGGGCTTCACAATGGAAAATGATGGTGTAGTTGATGCGCTTGACGGTGAAGGTAAAAAGTATAAAGCATACCAAACTCACTATTCTTGGGATTTGGGTTTAACAGTACGTGACTGGCGTTATGCTGTTCGTATTGCGAATATTGATGTATCTAAGCTTACAAAAGATGCATCTGCAGGTGCTGACCTTATCGACTTGATGATTGATGCAGAAGAAAAAATCCCTAACCTTGGTATGGGTCGTCCAGTTTGGTATATGAACAAGACTGTTCGTGGTTTCTTACGTAAACAACTTAACAAAGGTCACCAATATCAAACTGCAGCAGGTAAAGAACCGGGCAAAATCGTTGTTGATTTCAATGACGTTCCAGTACGTCGTACTGATGCATTAATTATTGGTGAACAACAAGTTAAATAATAGGGGGTAACCAAGTTATGATGATTGATAAAGAAAATGTATTTTTCTGGAAGAAGGCTATTACAGCTAACACAAACTCTGATGTTGTAATGAATGGTGAAGGGGGCGACGCAGTTGTCGCTCCTTGGATGGTTATTCGTGTTGATGCTGATGTAACCGGTACAGGTTTATTTAATGTGTATACTTCTGATAAGGAAAACATGGCGGATGCCAAGTTGTTAACAGGTATTACGTTCCCACAAAATGCAAAAGCTGGTGAAGAACGTGTAATGCGTATTCCAGCTGGTGCGAAAAAATTTATTAGAATCAATGCTAATAATATGACTGCGGGTACTATTACCGCATTCCTCACATTTGATACGAATATTGCTCGATAAGGTGGTGTAATTATGTTAGTAACAACTAAACAAAAAATGTATCTAACAATGCATGGCCTTGTTGATAAGGGCGAAACAATTGACATTCCAGAAGATGTGATCAATGATTTCGGAAAAGATTGTTTTGAATTTGTAGGAAATGTAAAACCTATTGAAACAGAACCGGGTGACAAAAATCCACCAGATGAAAATACTGAAGGTGATAATACCGGCAATGAAAATCCACCAGATGAAAATACTGGCAACGAAAAGCCTAAGAAAACAAGCAAAAAGAAAACCGATGCTGCGGAAGAATAAGTGACAATATGAGGGGTGCTTATGCATCCCTCTATTACCATATAGGGGGAAATATGACACCTACTGACATCTGTAATCAAGCACTTGCATTAATTAATGCAGGGTTGCTTTACTCATTTGAAGAAGAAACCGAGCAAGGCCGTCAATGCCGTATGCAATATGATGCAACAAGACAGTTGGTATTGCGACAATTTGAATGGAATTTTGCACGTAAAAATGAAAGATTGGTATTGTCCGCTCATAAAATTAATGGGTGGAATTACGTATATGCGTATCCGGAACGATGTATTCGGATATTAGGGGTTATTCCACAAGGCGATCGCTTTCATGCGGAATCGCAACCGGAATACAACATATTTAATATTGGAAACAACAAAAAATGCATAGTGAGTGATGTACCACTAGCATTTATTGATTATATATATGACGTGACTGATTTAGATGTTTGGGATTCTATATCCTTGTACATGTTGCAATGTAAATTGGCTAGTGCGTTGGCTATGCCACTTACTGGTGATAGGGGATTATTTGACCAAGCGTATAAACTGTATCAAGCGGCAGTTCAAGAAGCCAAAGGAATGAACGCAAAGGAACGTAAACAAGATACAGTTTACATATCTAGCTATGTGAAAGCGAGGGATTGGTAATGGGGAATCCTATCTATATCTCACAATTAGCATTTACAACTGGCGAGGTATCGCCAGATGTATCGAGTCGCTTTGACTTAGAGCAATATAAAAGCGCCTTATTGGAAGCGGAGAATGTTGTTATTCGTCCATATGGAGCCGTTGCCAAACGTCAAGGCAGCCAATATGTAGGGCAAGTTAAATATAGTGATAAGCCAACACGATTATTTGAATTTACTACGAATACCAATAATTCTTTCATGCTCGAATTTGGTGACAAATATATTCGTGTATGGAATTACGGAATTTATACCGGTATTGAAGTTACGACTCCTTTTATTAGCGATATATTGTTTGATTTGAATTGTAGCCAATCTGGCGATGTAATGTTCATTTGTAGTGGCAAATACCCAATCCAAACATTATCACGATATAGTGACACAGACTGGCGACTTGAAGCCTATAAGTTAACGGAACAACCGTATGACACAATCAATACAGATGTTAACTCTACCGTTACGGTAACAGGCGATACAATTCGTTCTAGCAAAGATCTATTTAATGCGGATATGGTTGGCATGGTCATGCAATTAGGCTATTTTGTTGCAGCTGTTCATACAAAGAATACTGGTGTTGTAGTAGAGAAAAAAGAAAAACGGTCATTTATGGGCGGTGTTCATAAATGGAATGAGTACAACAACATTAATTACAATGTAGAATCCTACTCCACAGACCAAGACCTAGCTTGGAAATTTACAACGCATGGGACATGGACTGGTACCGTTAAACTTCAAATTACCACCAATAATGGGACGACTTGGAAAGATTACCGTACATACTCCTCTAATAATGACTATAACGTAACAGATGCTGGCAAAATTGAGCCAAATGCAAAGCTACGTATTCAATCAGATATTAAAAGCGGTGAATGTAATGTTGACCTTTCAATTCTTCCATACACTACATGGGGCATTATCGAATTTAAAGAATTTGTAGATGCTAAAACAATGAAGATTAATATCTTGAATGGTATTGTTGAAAACGAGGCTACTTCTAAATGGAAGATGGGCAGTTGGGGACGTAGCAACGGTTATCCTAAATTGTGTACGTTTTATCAAGACCGCTTTGTAGTGGCTGCTACAAATAAGAACCCCAATTATATTTGGATGAGCCGGACTGGCGACTATCCAAACTTTGGCGTTGAAAAGGTGGAAGGTACTATCACAGATGATAGCTCAATTACCTTACCGGTGATTAATCGCAAAATGTACGAAATTCGTCATCTTGTACCAGCTAATGATCTAATCATTCTTACAAGCGGTAATGAATGGATTGTAAGTGGTGATAAGACTATTACTCCTACCAACTGTAATCTAAAAACACAAACCCAACGAGGGGCCTTATCGTGTGAACCACAATTCATAGGTAATCGATGCGTGTTCGTTCAAGAACGTGGCGGCACTGTTCGTGATATGGGTTATTCTTATGAAAGCGATAACTATACAGGGCAAGATTTAACGCTATTTGTTAAGACCCGTGTTAGAGGGTATTTAACTATAACCAGTGCGTATGCGCAAGACCCGGATAGTATTATTTATTACATCAGAAATGATGGGGAGATTAATTGCTTGACCTATATACCTGAACAAAAGGTGTATGGGTGGTCGCACTTTGTTACAAATGGTAAATATCTGTACTGTGAATCTGTTTCTGAGGGAGAGCAAGATAGCTTGTATACTCTTGTTGAACGAACATTGCAAGGCAAAAAGGTAAAATGCATCGAGCGTATGGTGCCATTGTATTCTGATGATGTGAATGTATTCCTTGATTGCTATGTTGAATTTAAGTCGAGTAATGCAATTGATAGTATTAACATTCCTCATTTGAGCGGTCAAACTGTGCAAGTTGTAATTGATGGGAAGCAACAACCAGATGTGGTTGTGCCAGATGATGGCTTATTACAATTAAACGTCAGTGGTAGCAATATCAAAATCGGATTGCCATTCACTTCTAAAATTCGTGTTCCATCAGTAGAAATGCAAATGCAAGACGGCACTTTGCAAGGTCGTGTTGCTACCGTATCACGAGTGGTATTACGAGTTTATGAATCGTTTGGCGGTAAAGTTGGACGTACATTTGAACGTATGGATGATATTACATTGCCACCCGATAAGTTATTTACAGGAGATAAGCCGGTAATCCTACCTAAAATGGGGACAAATTATTCAACTGATACATCGATATGTATAAAGCATAGTGATCCATTTCCATTTAATTTATTATCAATAACTCGCATAGTTGAAATTGGCGGAGGATTAAGAGATGTTCCGGGACTATAAAATTGACGAAATTGAGCCTACACGGCGAGATAAATTAATTCATGACCTAGAAGTCAACCTAAGGGCGATAGATGCCATAGAAGTCCAAGAAGTGAATCGTTTATTCCCCTTCAAGGATTTCTGTTCCGAGATTTGCAAATCTGATTATGATAGCCATGTTGTCGTAGAAGACGATGTGGCTATTTGCGTATATGGGATTGCAAAAGAACCGGTTAACGGAATGTATGGGATTTATTTTCTAGGCAATAAAGTATTAGAAAACGATATGCGGTGGCAGATGCGTTTTATCAAGTTAAGCAATCAAGTCATCGCTGAATGGTTAGAAACTCGTGAATGGCTGTTCAATTATGTTCACACAACTAATATAAAAACGAAACGATGGCTCGAATCGATTGGAGCCATTATTCATCCAACTGTAAAAGTTGGCGATTTAGAATTATTTACTCTCAAGAAGGAGGATTTCATATGTGCTTACCCGCAGCGGCAATCTTAACCGCAGTCAGTACCGGCATAGGACTGATTGCGCAAAATCAACAAACCAAAGCGCAAGTTTCGATGTACAACGCCCAAGCACAAGCGGCAGAAGCTAACAAGCGAATATCTGACCGCAAACAAGAGCAAATTGCCATGCAACAATTACAAGAGCATGACAAAATGGATAATCGTATGCGCCTTGTAGCCGGAACGAATGCAGCTGAAGCAGGGGCCGGAGGGTTGCAAATGGCAGGGTCCCCATTACAGTTAATGGCATCTAGTTATGATGAATATAACAAAGATGTGTATAACTGGGAACAGAATAAAAACAATGCTATTTACAACGAATATTTGAATGGTATGAACTATCAGAATGAAGCTAATGCTGCACGTGCTTCCGCTAAGAATGCTCGACGTCAAGGCAATTTAGCAATGGTAGGCAGTATTCTTGGCGCCGCATCATCTATGTATAGTCTCAAACAGCAATATGCAGGGGGCAAGATGAAGACTACATATGGTGGTGACCCTGTGGGATATACAGATAAAGGACCGGTAGTGACTGTTAAACGTGATTACAAAATGAGGTAGGATATGAAATTAGTTAATTATGATCCCACTCAAAAATTGAATACAATCCAAGGTGGCATACAAGCTAGCGGGAATGAAATGGCATATGGCGGTAATCAACAAGGATTGTCAAATTTAGGCAAAGCGATTGGTGATTTAGGTTCGACTATGCTACAAATCCAAAAACAAAAAGAATTGGTAGATGTAGTAAATGCGGCTAATGAATATACAGAAGCCATGAATCAGGCTATGTATGACCCTGAAAATGGTCTTATGAACCGTAAAGGAGAAAATGCGTTAAATATTCCTACTGATTATAGCGAGATTGAATCTGTCAAACGAAATGGAATTCTTAGAAAATATCATTTTAAGATGACAGATTCGATTAATGCATTTAACAAAATTGTCGATAATGACAGGGTAAACACGATTAATACAATTAATCGATATGTTCGTGGCCAATATGAAGATAGCGCCATGAAGGCATTGAATATGAATATTCAAAATATTGCTAATAATGGTGTTGTAAATAGCAATCCGGATTCATTTGGACAAACTATGCAACAAATAAGTGGTAGTGTTCATGCTCAACTTGCTAATCTTGGATATGATGATAATACGATTAATTTACAAGTTAAAAAGGCACAGCAAGATACTGCAGTAACCATGATTGAAAAGAAAATCTCTGATGATGATTTAGACGGCGCAAATAAGATGATTAATGCCGTTGCCGAATCTGGATTGATTGATGAGAAGGAAATCATGGGGTATCGGCAAAAGGTACGTAAAGCCAGTATGGTATTGGCGACCGGTAATGAAAAGACGATTCGTGATGTCATTGGCGAATTTGATCCATATGATCCGGACCTTTTAAATAAAGTTACCAATAAATTATTTGAAAGTGGATTTGGTAAGGTAGCCGGTAGTACTGGCGAAGCAACTGTCGAAAATTTAAAAGCAGCCGTAATGGGTCAAGAAAGCGGCGGCGATGCTGGTGCAGTTAATGGTCGAACAGGTGCATATGGTTTATTCCAAATCTTACCGAGTAATTGGCCACAATGGAGTGAACAAGCGGGTATTCCGGGTGCTGATATGTCTGACCCGGAAGCGCAAAAAAAGGTTGCTGCATTTAAGTTAGGTGAGTATGCACAGAAATACGGGGTCGAAGGCGCCTTTGCTGCATGGTATGCGGGGCCTGTGAATGGGCAACGTTGGAAGGACGGCGCACCAGATGCCATTGATAGTGATGGCAATCATTATTCGTGGGATGCACCACAAGGAAACGGTGATGAACCAAGTGTTCGCCAATATATACAAGAGGTTAAATCACGGCTATTTAATGGGCAAGCTCAAGCGGAAACTCCCGCACAGGCTCAACAGCGTAAAGAAATGATTCAACGTAATGTTGCTACGCAATTACAACAAATTGCACATAGTCGTGCTGTGGCATTAGAAAATCAAAAAGCTGAGGTAGAACAAATGGTTGCTGCTGATGCTAAAAACGGCGGAACCGATATAACGGCGTTAAAGATTCGACAAGATTATGCTGCTACTCATCCTGAATATGCAAGAGCTATGCAAGGGCAATTGAATCAAGCGCAAATAGCAGTTAATAAAGCGGCAGCAAAAGCATCACAGGCTAAAGAGGTAAATGTACTAGGCGTGAAAACAGCTATTGCTAACGGTCAATTTAAAAGCATTGATGACCTAAATGATTTTATCGGTCAAATGGGCGTATATTTTAACCCTCAACAATTATCGCAAATTAATAAGGAATTTGATGAGTACGCTAATGGTACCGGCAAATACTCTCCTAATATGAAAGGTATGAAAAGTAGCATAGAAAGCCTAGCCGGTAGGAAGATTGATGGTGTTGAATGGCAAGGCGTATCTGCTGCGGTATATCCAAAAGTTCAAGAATTCAGAGAAAAGAATGGGTATGATCCGTCACCTGCACAAATGGCTCAATGGGGCGCAGAGGAAGTGGCACAACAAGCAATTGCATCCACTAAAACAGGTGAGTTCTGGGGTGCGGGGAAAATGGCAAATTTCTTTGGCGGTAAAGGCGCTGCCGTTAAATATACAAATGCTCAATTGGCTGCTAATGGTATGTATGGTTTATATAACACCACAGGTGATGATGGACAACCGTATTACATTTATAAAGATAGTAGCGGAGAAGAACATACGATTACACCTGAAGAATTGGCGGAAAGGTTAGGGCAATAATGAGTAATTATAAAATCACACCTGAACAAGCAACAAATGGTACTTTCGGTATTCAATCCAAAGCACATACACCATTTGAAGGTGCTATACAACAAGAGACCACAGACAATTCATACGGTAAAGCCATAAGTAATGCCACTAGTGGATTTAATGATTGGTTACATAAAGACCCATCGCAAGCTACTGTTGACGTTAATAGTCTCAATGCATTAGCACAAACGGATGTAACGCCTGAACAAAGCGAAAACTTTGTAAATAAGGCTAGTGAAATATTGCAACCGGCTATGCATCGTGCAGAACAAATATATTTATGGAATAAAGAGGATTGGAGCCGGTCTGCCATTGATAGTGGTGAAAAGCTAGGTATTAATCCGGATTTAATCATGGCAAGTGGCCAAGAAGGCATTAGACGTGCTGAATTGGCTGCTGCACAAATGGATAGAGGTAAAACGATTCAAGAAATCCGTGATATGTATCCGGAACTTAATACCATAAATTATAAAAGTTCTGCCGAAGCTATTACTGCATTGCGCAATCTCGAATCCATCAATAATACACATGGTGTATTTGATGCGGTACAGCAAAATGTTTGGTCTATGAATGACCAAATCTTGCGTGCACAAGCCGGTTATAAATTATCTCAAGAAAATGACCCTAATAAGATTGCTGAATTAACAGCAGAAATTAATCGTTTAGATGAAAATTTATCTAAATATAGACAATCCGATGGCAGTAGTATTTTAGAAGCTGTGATTGGAGAAACTGCAGCGCAAGGGTATATGATGGCTGTACATGCTATCAAAGGGTCAAATCGTGCTGCAGAAGGTATGGCGTTAGGTGCAGCTACTGGTGCTGCTGCTACTGCGCCAGTAGGGGGCGAGGGTGCTATTCCTGGCGCATTAGTTGGCTTGAATACTGGCATACAAGTAGGTATGGCAGAACAAATGTATCAAATGTCATTTGGCAATAAATATCTTGAATTAATCAATAAAAGAGACAGTAACGGCAATCGTATATATTCTGATGACGAAGCAAAAAAATACGCCATGTCATTTGCCGCAGTTGATGCGGGGATTGAATTTGTGGCGACTCGTGCTATTGGTAAAGCAGCATCTAAAATCGCCCCTAAGTCCGCACTTGCCAATGCAGTTTCAAGAGGGACTACTAATGCAGCTGAGACATTTAATCGTGGTATTGGTGTTACTGCTGCACAGGTGGTCAAGAGTTCTATTAAGGCTGGCGCTCCAGAACTATTTGAAGAGGGCCTGCAAGATGTCAATGAAAAATTACAGCATAACTTATGGCGCAAATCGAATGATCCGGAGGGAAATTATTCCGTAGGCGATATGTTCGTCGGTGCCGGTGAGGCTATGTGGCAAGCATTGCCAGCGGTAGTTGGTTTCGGTGTAA